AGTGACTATCGAAGAAACCCCACAGGTTTTCATGATCAAGGCATGGGAGAAAGACCCAAACATTCATGATGATCTATGGAGGGTAGATATTCTCGATGTCGAGAATCAGATTCGTGAGTTCGTAAAGACTCACCCAAATGTCAAAGAGATTGTCTGTGACCCTTACCGCTGGCAGCGATCTATGCAAGTCCTAGCAGAAGAAGGCTATCCGATTGTGGAGTATCCCAGCACCAATGCAAGAAGGATGATACCTGCCTGTGCGAAGTATTTTGACGCTGTAGTCGAGGGAAGGATTGTGCATGATGGAGATCCATTACTAGCTCGCCACCTATCGAATGCTGTAGTAAAGTCCGACAATCTGGGAGTGAGGATAGTGAAAGAGAACAGAGCATCATCCCGCCGTATTGACGCAGCGGTAGCGGCAGTCATCGCCTATGACAGGGCAACGACAAGTAGAATAGAACCCGAACAACTAACTCCGGGTGTCTATGTCTTCTAAATTGGTCACAGCCTTACAGGTTGCAGGTGCAATCCTGATTAGCACAGGGTTAGGAATGATTTTTCCACCTCTTGGCCTCATCGGCCTCGGAGTCTTTTCCGTTCTATTCGGCCTAGCACTAGAGAGAACAAATGCTCAATAACCTATTTGAGAAGCGAGCAGTAACCCCTAATAGCCTTTGGGGAGCTGGTCTTGACTTTGAGCTTCAAAACAACTCAGGCACATTCATCGATGAAGAGAATGTCTATAAGCTCTCTGGAGTTTCTGCTGCCATCTCTCTAATCGCTGGCACGATCTCTACCCTGCCTATGGATGCTTGGATGAGGCGTAATGGTCAGAAGTTCTTGATGAGGCCGAAGCCTGACTGGGTAAATAGACCTGATGTTTCATTTGTAGATAGAACACCATTCATTAGCTCGATCATCGCATCTTTAATGCTTGATGGAAATGCATTCATCAGAATCTTCCGAGATGAAGACGGCCTACCAATCAATCTAATGGTTTTGAATCCCACGAAGATTGAAGTCAAACGCAACCGCAATGGTCGAGTCATGTTTACCTATGAAGAAGACCAGAAGACTTATACCTCTGATGAGATTCTGCACATTGTGGAATCTGTGATGAGACCCGGTGCTATTCGTGGTGTCTCAAGAGTCGAGGCCATGAAGGATGCACTTGGACTAGGCCTTGCTCTTGACTCTTATGCACAGAGATTCTTCGGACAGGGTGCATCAGGTAACTATGCCCTAGTCACGCCTCAGTCGCTGACAGAGGATCAGGCAAAATCTCTCGCCAAGTCAGTCGATGCTAGACATGGTGGCTGGCGAAAAGCTCACAAGACAATCGTGTTGCACTCGGGTCTTGACATAAAAGATATTGGCATCAATCCAGAGGACTCGCAGCTTCTGGACTCTCGCAGAATGTTTATCGAAGACCTGTGCCGAATCTGGAACATCCCAAGCCACATGATGAATCTGCCGGGAACCAACACCTATAGCAGCGTGGAAGCCACTCAGATCGAATTCGTAACCCACACGCTCAGGCCCTATGTGGCAATCATCGAGAACTCACTCTCCACCTTGCTACAGGTTTATCCAAATGGGCAAGGTGCATTTGTCGAGTTCAACATGAATAGCCTGCTTCGAGGCGATGCACAGTCACGCTTTTCTGCCTACTCACAGGGTATTCAGGCGGGCATCCTGACTGCAAATGACGCAAGAGTTGCCGAGGGTCTTTCTAAGATCGATGGTGGAGACATCCTCAGAGTCCCGCTAGCCAATGTGAATATCGATGCTGCTGATCTAGTAGCCACAGACAAGCGAGTTCTTATGGCACAGCGTTTGGTAGTCGCAGGTTTTGATCCAGCAGAAACCTTGGCTGCTATGGGTCTGCCCGCTATTGCACACACAGGTGTTCCAAGCGTTCAACTTCAGGGTGTCGCACAGATTAACCCTGAAGATCCACAATCTGTCTATCCGGAGGGATAATGCAAGCACCTGCAACGCTCAATCTGAATTGCTGGCAAGGGGCATCATTCGATTACAACCTGACATGGTCGCTAAATGGCACAGCAGTTAATCTGACTGGCTACTCAGCAAGGATGCAAGTCAGAGAAACCTATGATGCTTCAACCGCTGTGATCAGCCTTACATCAGGAACTGGTATCACTCTTGGTGGCACAGCAGGCTCAATCCTGCTTGACATTTCAGCAGCGACAACGGCGGGAGTCCCCTCTGGTCAGTATGTCTATGACTTGGAGCTAGTGACTTCGGGAGGTTATGTCACTCGCTTGCTTGAAGGCAACTTCAATGTCGATCCTGAGGTAACTCGGTGAGCGTAATCACAGTCACAAGTGGCACAAGCATTGTTCAAGTCACAGCACCTAATACCGCAACTATAAGCACAAGCGGGACATTCGCTGCTGTCGTAAATCAGAACCAAGCAACGCTTGTTGACAACATCATCGGGGCAACCGCAATCGCTGAGCCTGCCTACATCCAGTTCAATGTCAATTCAGTTCCCTCTATTGCAGTTGGTCGCATTGGCTGGAATGACACAGACAAGACCCTAGAACTTGGCATGACCCCGACTGTGAATCAGAATGTCGGTCAAGAGCTTTTCATCTTGGCAAAGTCTTCGGATAACACCGAACGCACTAAAGGCAAGGCTGTCTATATCACAGGATCAGACGGCAATAACAAACTTGTCTCTTACGCACAGGCAAACTCAGAGGTTACTAGCTCTAAGACAATCGCAGTTATGGCAGAAACCATCAGCGGTGGAAGCAAAGGATTCGCTGCCAGCTTTGGACTTGTCAGAAACATAAACACGAACGGACTAACCGAAGGTGCAGCGGTTTGGCTGTCCCCAACAGTCCCCGGAGGTCTAACTTCCACAAAGCCAGTCCCACCAAATAACTCAGTCTTTATTGGCTATTGCGTTAGAGCCAATCAGAACAATGGAGTTCTCTTTGTTAACATTCAGAATGGATATGAATTAGACGAGCTGCACAATGTCAAATTCAATGGTCTAACCGATGGACAGTCACTTGTTTATGATTCCGCAACACAGCTCTGGGTCAATGAGACAGTCTTGGGCCAACCGACAGTTCTATCCGTTGGAACAGTTACAAGCGGCACAGCAGCAGCGGTAACAGTTACAGGCACAGCACCATCCCAGACTCTAAACTTCGTCTTGCCTAAAGGTGACAAAGGAGAGACCGGAGCAACTGGAGCTACAGGTCCGACTGGAGCGACTGGGGCAACAGGTGCAACTGGCCCGCAGGGGGCAAAAGGAGATAAGGGTGACAAAGGGGACACAGGCGATACAGGGCCAACTGGAGCAACTGGACCAGCGGGAGCAACTGGAGCAACAGGTGCTCAAGGCCCACAGGGCGAACAAGGCATTCAAGGCCCTAAGGGTGACACAGGCGATACTGGTCCGACTGGCCCTGCTGGTCCTACTGGCTCGACTGGCCCACAGGGCCCACAGGGCATTCAAGGAGAGACTGGACCTGCTGGACCAACTGGAGCAACTGGACCACAAGGGCCTCAGGGAATCCAAGGCGATACAGGGCCACAGGGTGCAACTGGAGCGACAGGCCCACAAGGACCTTCTGGCGTAGTAGCAGCCTCATCGCCGATTGTTTACAACGCTGAAACTCAAACAATCAGCATTAACACAACCGCAGGTGGAATCACAATCAATGGATCAGCAGTATCACTTGGGGGAACAATCATCGTAGAAGCGAGGCTTTCATAATGCCCTATTACATAAGCGATAAGAATCCTGATTGCTCTGGTTGGGCTGTCGAAAAAGAAGACGGAGAAGTCATCGGCTGTCACACAACCAAGCAGGGTGCTATTGATCAAATGGTTGCTGTCTCAATCGCTGAGGACATGGAGCCCGGTGGCGAAAGAGCCAGACCTACCGAACTAGAAGTTGGGGACTATGTCTCTTGGAATTCTTCGGGTGGTCGAGCCAGAGGGGAGATCGTGCAGATCGAGCGAGATGGCACAATCAATGTGCCCGATTCCTCATTTTCAATCACAGGCACTCCTGATGACCCTGCTGCTTTGATTCAGGTCTATGAAAGAGTCGAGGGTGGCTGGGATGATACTGATGTTTATGTTGGACACAAATTCTCTACTCTGACAAAGATTGACCCACTATCAGAACCAATGGATGAGCCTGATGACATGGATGATGATGAGGTCAGACAGGTAAATCTGACTGCACCTGCCTACATGAGGGCTTCTGCCCGCAGGGGGCTTGAGTGGTATTCAGAGGGCCTTGGTGGCGATGGTCTAGTAGATCGCACAATCAGAGAAGCTCGACAAATGGCTGAGGGCAATGTCTCAGCAGATAAGTGGGTTCGCATAGCTGCTTGGATTGCAAGACACTTAGGAGATCTCGATGCACCTGCTGCCAATCCAAACTCAGAAGATTTCCCATCACCCGGAGTTGTTGCAATGGCTCTGTGGGGTGGAGGAACTACAAAGCGTTCTGCAAGAAGAGCAATGGCCTATGCCGAAGGTGTAGTGACTAGACTAGAAGCCGAACAAGAGAGAGCAAACATGAAGCAAGAAACTAGAAACTTTGACGCTAACTTCGAGCTAAGAGAAGAAGGCGATGGCATGACCTTCATTGGGTATGCCGCAAAGTTTAACTCTCCATCAGAGGACTTGGGTGGATTTATCGAGACTATCGAGCCGGGTGCATTCCGCCGCTCGCTACGCTCTCGCAATGATGTCAAGCTATTGATAAACCATGACATGGGAAGAGTTGTTGCCTCCAGTAGAGCAGGCACTATGAAACTCTATGAGGATGAGATTGGTCTAAGGGTCGAGGCTCAGATTGCTCCGACTACCGAAGGAAAGGATCTTGCCATTCTCTTGAAGAGGGGCGATTTGTCCAAGATGAGTTTTGGATTCCAAGTCATGAAGGATTCATGGAATACTGAAATGACTCAGAGAGTTTTGAAGTCGGTCCGTCTTTTTGAAGTCTCAGTCGTAAGCATGCCGGCCTACCAATCCACAGAGGCTATGGTTCGCTCATTGGACAAGGCTGCTACTAGAGCACAGGTCGATGCTGATGCCCTAGCTGATGCTGTTCTCAAGCTGGAGGAAGGTGCAGACCTGTCTGACAATGAGGCAGAACTGATCAAGAAGGTCGTAGATTCTCTATCGCCTGTGACTCAGGTAGAAGAAGAAAACACCGAAGAGCCAAACCTGCTAGATCTAAAGCGTAAGCAGCTTGACCTACTACTAAAGAGGAACTAATGGCAACGAAAGACGAAATCAAAAAGACTATTCTCGCAATCGCTGGAGATCCATCGGTTGGCGAGATCTATTCACTAGCCGACAGGTGGGCTGATGCTATCTGGAAGCTAGACAATAAAGATGTCGCAGTCTCAAATGACAGCGATAGAAACGGCGGCACAACGGCGTTTGCCGCTAAAAAGGAAACTCGCATTATTGAACCAACTGAAAAGCGAATCCCCTGATCGCAAGGTTTGGCGAGTAACCACCCCAGAGGGTCTATCCTTTCTACCTCTGGGGTTTTCCTTTTGCTAAGATATA